GGTGATACTTTACTTCATCGCAAACAGGTTGTGTATGAAGATAGCTTGTATCGTGCAGAGGTGAGCGGGTATGTAGACCCACAGTATGACTGTATATCCGAGAACGGTTTATCAGACAGTAACGAATGACGTCTATCATCCAGTCCCCATTAAGTCGAAGAAGAAGCGTTGGGGATTTGGGTTGCAAGCCGGTTACGGTTATCCAGGTGACGTGTATGTAGGTGCTGGGGTGAGTTGGAACATTTTTACATGGTAGTGTGTTTTATAAATGTAGAAGTGATACTAATCATTGTAGGTAAGTGTGCCTGGCGCTTTAGTCGTTTTTTTAGGTAAGCTTTGTAATGTTAGTATAACAGTATTATGCCAATAAATGATAAAAAAAGTCTCACTTTACTCTCTTTTCAAGCTAAAAATGTTTAATTTGCAGCCGTAACAGCACAATTATGGAACTAACAAGTATAGATTACGCACGATTAATACAATATGCAGCCCAAAAGCAGCACATGGTATTGTTGAACAAAACTCAGATTAATAAGATTTTGTTCTATGTGTATGGTGTATATCTTGCTGAAAACCAACTTCCTTTATTTATGGATGATACTCCAAAGGCATGGACTTACGGTCCCGTATTCCCACGACCGAATAAATCTGTTGACATAAATGAAGTAATAAAGTCTTTTCCTGCCGATAAAGTAAAAGCTTATAAGGCAAATAAAAAAGCATTGGATTTAGTGGTGAAAGTCGTTGACAGAATGTATGATAAAAGCGCAATGTCTTTAACCCAGTGGTCGCATGTTGAAAATTCGCCGTGGTATAATACTGTTTATCAAAAAGACCGTGACGGAAATATTATCAAACAGAGACCATGGAATACAAGGATAGAGGATTCATTAATAAAAGACTATTTTTCCAAACCTGAAAACAGAATTTTTGGATGAATAATAACGGTGATAATCTTTTTGAATCAAGTAAATTGCAATGGTATCATTATATCATTCATTTAGGTTACTATATACCTTATTGGGTTAAGTTCTTTTTTGGTAAGCCGTTTAAGGAAACCAAAAAGGACTTGAATATATTAGATACTGTTAATACGTTATTGGATTCTGAAACTACGGATGATAATATCAAAAAGTGTAAGGAACTCATAGTCTTGCATAGGGTTGTAGAAAACACAAGGGCGAGACGAAGACTGGAAAAATGGTCATTAAGAGTAATCGCGTTATACCTATTTATTGTATTGGCTATCGTTATATTGTGTTATGCAGAATTGCCAATAATAGGAGGCTTAATTGCCATAACAATACCTGAACCTATTATGATAACAATATTATCTACAACTACTGTAAATATAATCGGATTAGGTTTGATTGTTCTTAGAGGACATTTCTTAGCGAATGATAAATCCAATAATATGGATGAAGATAAAAAGTAATAAAATAGAAGGCAGCCAGTTCGGGTTGCCTTTTTTCTTTTTACCCGAGTACTATGTCAATATTAACGACATCAAGCAGCATTATCCGGATGCGTTTTATAATCCGGCTATTATCCTGCTTTACCGGTTGAAGGAATTTGTAGAAGGGGTGGCTGAATAGTCGCCTTTATATTCATAAGCAACAATTCATATCTATTGTGTGTGACATATCCCGGCTTTCGTCGGGATTTTTTTTCATTTGGGCCTTTCCTTTTATAAAAATTCCCTCAAATCACGTAGGGAATTTCAGAAAAGCAGTTATCTTTATAGCAGTTGAATATGTTTTTTAAATTTTGGTGTCAGCCAATTATATTTAGATTGAAATGAAAAAAATTGCTTTTATTTTTTGTTTATGTCTGTCGGTCATTCACCTTTTTGCCGGTGAGCGAGAAGGGGATTTTAAAACTAATAAAAATGTTTTGTCTCTATCCGGTTCTCTATTTGCATATGGTTCTGAACCAGCTTTAGGGCTTGAGGTATCATATATCCGTTACATTGGGAAATATATTGGCATTATGACTGGTCTTGCTTTTCAAAACTGGATGGACAATGATTATAAGCCTAATACAGAGGTGAGTGACGGCAAAGGTCAGAAGTATACACTCTATGATGACGGTAAACTACTGCGGGGGAATTGGTTGATAGGTGCCAATTTTAGGACTCCTTCAGTGAGCTTGGGGCGTGAAAGGGATTATCAGCTTTTTCTTCAATGTGAGCCGGCATTGATTCTGACATTACCCAACGAGGCTTTTTCATATGCACATTATACTGAAGAAGGTGGAAAGATAAAGGGAGAGTTTAGGTCAGTTCGCAATAAGGGAGGGGATGTTGCCTTTTGGCGTGTTAAAAGTGCTCTTTCTTTAGGAATTGACCAGTTGGCTTTTTCCTTGGGCTATACGATTTCCAATCAGGACCCTTATTCAGGTCGAAGAAATGTATGTTTCGATGGACACAAGATTAGTCCTTCACGAGGTACATATAAATTTCTTCACGAATGTTCAGTATCTCTCAGCTATAGTTTTTGAATACTAACATAAAGAAGGGGTGGCTGAATAGTCGTCCCTTTTCACTATATTTTGCTATCTTTGCTCCCATGACTTACAACGAGGCTTTATCATATTTGGAACGCATTAAGGATACCGCCATTGGTGCACCCGTGAAAGGGCGTTTCATAGAATCATTATTCATCGGTCCTACCGATTGGGAACAAATGACAGACTTTATGAATCTTCGTATCCAGAAAGGAGAGGAAACGGCTTTGACTGAGTTTGACGGTGCCGGCAAGAGTCTTTCTGTATATGGGGTGTCGGTCAATAATGAATTTGACGTGCCGCATTGGGATATGACTATTATGGATAATTGGGAGCTGATGATAGGTAATTGATATGAAAAATCCCCGATATGCTCGAATACCGGGGATTGCGTTTCTTCTTATCCTTTCATCATCATAACATCCGCCCGCATCTCGATGTAATCCTTGTACTTATCCGGATTGTTTACATAGTCAATGACTCTGTTTATTGCAATTTCCGCTTGCTTCTGTCGTACTTTGGTGTAATAGCGTATGATACCCTTGTTCTTATCAGAGTGCCCAAGACAATAATCTATAACTCCGTCAGGTATGCCGAGTTCAGAGGCGAATTGGGCAAAGGTCTTACGAGCGGAATAGAAGCATAGCGTTTGTTTAATGCCCAAATGTTCTTTAAGTTTCTTTATGCAGAGATTGATGTATTTTTGTAAATTAGAGTAAGTATATGAATACCCTAAATCTAATACACCTTTCTTGTTTATATACTTATTTATGATGGGTTTAGCATTATTATGTATTGGTATTGTTATATTCCCTTTTCCTGTTTTTGAGTGAATTGTTTTAGTTCTTTCGTAAGTAATAGTATCGCCATTTAAATTAATGGAGAGTAAATCTTTTAGATTAATTCCGCAAAGGTAAAAGGATAGTAAAATCATATCTTTTGCCAAGTTTATACGTTTTCCTTCAACTTCTGTATTCTGTATCTTTCTGAATTCATCTATTGTTAAATCACATTCTTTTGGCTCTGCTGTCGGTATTTTGGTATATACAAACGGATGAATCTCTGTTTTTAATACTCCATTCTTTATTAGTTCGTTTATCCGAGCTTTTAGATGGGTGAGTCTTAGTCCAATATTTCCATTCGAATATCCCTTTCTCTCCATCCATTTTTTAAAGTGTTCAATAAGTAACGTATTAATGGCGGAAATAGGTATGTCACTTTCTGCTTTTGTGAAGATACGTATAGTTTCCTCATTCATTTTTGCATAACTATTTCGTCCCTCTTCTTTAAATTCTGAAATACGACTTTTCCAAAATTCTATAAAAGATATGTGTGTAGGTTTCTTCTTTGAGATGATAACTTGTTTTATTTGTAAGGCGGTAAGCCATTCTTTGTTTTCGATATTATCATATTTCTTTTTGAATTGAGAAAAGACAAACTCAATTCTTTTGTTCATCGTATTAGCATCTTTACGATAAACAACTTTTCCGTTGTCGAATTCCGCAATATCGTTGATAAGAAATTCAGTTTTGATGTAAGCCCTTTTACTTTTTTGTGATATGCAGACCAATATAGGAAGCCTGCCATCGCTTTCCTTAATGGAATTTAAAACTGTTAATCTGATTGTTGCCATAGCTAAATAATCAAATACAATTCCACTATACATTTTTGAACAAATATATTCGTAGAAATGCTGTTTTTTTGGGTCAATGTAAAAACCTGAG